CAAAGCGGCCCGCATGATGTTTGGAGCAGGACCTTATGAAGAAGAGTGAGGCTGGTTGGGCATGGGGCTATTTGCTCATCACGATAGTGCGTCTGGGCTTATGCTCGCCTAGGTCGTATGTTGAGGCCTTTTTGGAGCTGGAGAAGAAATTGCCTCTTGTTGAGCGGGCATGAAGCGTGCGAGAAGGGAAACACATGGTTATGACTCATACATATAAAGATTGGGTACTCTATCAGGACTGGTTAATAGAGTATAGTGCTGTTTATTATGGTCTGCTGCTCGTGACTCGTCAACTTAACTTGTGCTCAGCCGAGAACTTCAATAGGGCACGTCTCACAGTAACAGATAGAGTGCATAGGTTGAAGGAACGGGAGGCGAATTCATATGCACGCGTCTAGGTATTACTATCCGATGACATTGAAGATGGACCCAGACTGGTTGATGGAGTATAGAGCTCGCATGGCACTCTATCAGCTGCTTTGTGTAGGTTCACAACTCGGTCTGTGTTCGAGGACGAGCTTTAATGAGACGTGTAAAGCGTTGAAAGATAGGGTTCGGCACAAGAAGCAAGAGGAAGAAATTGCATGCACGCATCTAGGTATCACCTGCTGACGACATTGAAGCGTCTGGGCCTATGTTCATACAAGACATATATTTTGATTATGATAGAGATTAGGAGTAGATGGTATGAGATATAGAGCTTATGAGCACGTAAAGATAGGTGTTCCCGATGAGCACTCATACAATATGTTCTTGAGTATGTTGAGGACCTGCTCTCGTCTGTGCCTGTGGCAAAGCGCAATCTACTGGGGGAATATCAGTTCGGCGTGGATAAGAATTACTTTTCCGATGCACCAGAGGCGATGAGATCCCTGTATAACAAGGAATATGCAAGTTCCAATGCAATCTAAATTCTTCCCTAGGGATAGACGTGACCTCACCATCCATATGGTGGACTCCGCTGTTGCGAACTTGATATCTGTATGCCGAGTACTGCGACTTTGGCGAACAGGTTCTCTAGCGAGTCCGCTGATATGGCACTTGTCGAATGATCTATTTAAGCTGGTAAAGCGGAGGCATACTCACCTATGGAACAAGAGATAGACGAGTTCTTTTTGGAGTTCTTGTGGAAGATGGAGCTCATCTCTTATCAGACCTATATCTTCTCACTGTTCCGCTGCTGGAGGAATAAACTTGGGTAGACACGTATGGATTACTCCGGGCACATCGCGCTCCTTTGTTGAGACGCGTGAGGCGGTGTCATATCTTCTGGGTTCGTGTATAAGACTTGGGTTGTTCAGCAGGTACACGGTGACCTGGAGCGACATGGACGCTTTCGCATTCCGCCTATTCAAGGGAATTCAATGAGAAGCAGGATGGAAGCAATGCAGCTCGTGTGGCAATTGGATAGACGCTTGTTCAAGGTGCTGCGCAGTGAGCAAACAGGGGCCAGTGCCAGTTTAGGTAATTTCCTGACAGTATTGATACTACTAGACCTATGGAAGAGGAAGATATGACTGAAGATGAGAAAGTCCTTTGGGCAGCTCATGCCTACGCGGCAGAAATCATACTGTTGGGGCATCTTCTGCAACTGTGGAATCTCTCGTACAAGAAATTTGGAATTATCTCTTCTAAGGTGTCATTCCACAAGACTATTCGAGACTTAGTCGATCGACAGAAAAGAAACAGCAACACAGCACCATAGTCCCGGGCGTAATATGGTACCAAATGGACATGCGGCGACATATATCTTTATCAAGTGCGTCCATCGGCTCGGATTGTTCAAGATGAAATGGGGCCTGCTGAGACAGATAAATCTCTTTCTATATAAATGGAATAAGAATGCTAAGACAAATAAAGACTAAAGAGGGCAGGAATGTGATGGTGCCATTCCTGAGATTTTTACAGGCGATCGGTCTGGCCAGTGAGCTAAATACCCATCACGCTATCCTGACAGTCGTATTCAGCGAGTATGAGACGATCATAAGGTGATATGGCTAGAACACTTATCTTTCAAGCAGGTTTTTATTTTTTTAAGGTGATTCAAGAGCTGCGACTGGTCTCTGAATACACGATAGATACAGGACCGGCTCGTCTACAACTTTGGCGAGGAATAAGAAGGTTGGCGGAGAGATACTCAGATGACTATCCCTACTAGTGTATGGAGAATGAAGAATACGACTTATGGATTTCTACATCTGCTCATACTACTGAAGTTAACTTCACGGCAGATTGCTAGGATAAGCATTGAAAAACTCATCAGGAGACACGGATCTCGATACAACATGTCGAGTGAAATAACGCCCTCATTTTATGAATAGGTTTGATACAATAGGTTAGTATAGTTATCAAGCTGAACTAAGAATGAGTTCTTTTAGCCCGAACATTTTAATAAACAGGAGGACACGGACGCAAACTAGGTGGTAATGGTGTGTCGTTATTTCTCTGCGTAAGGAGCCTACCTGTGAAGATTGATTTTGATGATACTGAAAGTGATAATACAGAGCGGATTAGATCAGTTCTTTACTTTCTACAGTTTATTGAGAATAAGATTCTTCAAAGGCGAATCTATTATTTGAACAATCAGGATCTAGAAGAGATTGACGGGTTTTCGAAGTTTATGGCTCTACACATGAAGTAGCGATGATAAATAATGTACACAGACATAATGCTGAAAGCGCATTTATCTTTTTTCTCATCGTACTGCAGAAGCTACATCTATCTAAGCGAATATCGTCGATGATGGTCTCATCAGACACTATTCTTAAGGGTTTTGTGCCAAGGAATAGAAGATATCTATGTAAGCCGAGTGGTATCTTAATCCTCTGACAGGATGTCCTCTATCTCGATTCGAAACAGCTCGTCTTCTGCGGCTGTCTCATAGATATCGCACACTTCTTCCTCGGTCATGTCGGGAGTGATGTGAAGATAGTCCATGCAATTGACGCGCCGACCATTGACTACCTTATTGCCAAGAGGACATCGTTTACATATAGTTGGACTGGCTAATCCATCGCAGTCGCCGTGTCTATCAATGACCTCTTGTAGAATTTCGACTTTTGACTTAAGCATATAGTCATTATACAAGTAACTAGGTCTGGATAAGGTAAAATACCTTATCATGCCAATGGACAAACCCAATAAAGTATATCCAGCTCCCGCAATAAGTCCCACATCTACTTCTTCACAGATGCCACCTCTATTACCCGATCCTAGTATCTTCGGGGTGAGTTTTGACCAACTTTTACAGCAGCGTGGAATTCGGATGCTGCATTCGCGAGCTGCACCTTGTCCAAATCTACAGACAGTTGATGATAACGCTCATGAACCTAATTGCCAATTCTGTGATAATAACGGATTCTTACACTATGATGAGAAAGAGATCTGGGCCACATTTGGCGGCAATTCTATTCAAAAGACATTTGAGGCCCATGGCGTGTGGGAAATGGGTATGGCCACTATCACTGCTCCTACAGAATATCCAGATGGAACCGAGGCTGATTTTAACACCTATGATCGCATCCGAATTCCTGACTTTACTGTAAGAATGTGGGAACTGAAGGAATATGAGCCAAGACCTGGCAACGTTCAGAATCTACGCTATCCTGTTGAAAAAGTTGACTATGCTAGCGCTATTGTTGATAATGTGCAGAAGTTCTATCTAGTCGGAGTAGACTTTAATATTAACGATGATGGCCAGATTGTTTGGATAGAAGGGAAGCAGCCTGCTTATAACTCGAGCACAGGCCACGGAACACCTATTACTTGGGTCTTTTACGCCGAACCTGTATATTATGTAGTTCAGACCCTTAGAGAACTTAGAATTACACAAGAGTTAACGCAAGGCGAAAAGACAGCTAAACGACTGCCCCAATCTATCTTAGTTAAGCGCGATTTCCTACCAGGTAAAGCAGAAACGATTGTGAATCCTTAAGGGGATTATTAACTTACATTTTAAGTTATAATAGATTTTGTTCAGGAGACATTTATGCCAGTTGATTTGAATGATTTTAAACGATTTGAGACAACTAGGCATGGAAAGCCCGTAAGACAGAAACTGTATCGTCATACTTGTAATACTTGCGGTGCGGATAAAGGCTATCAAGCCAAGTCATCTAATACTAAGACCTGTAATAAATGTTCTCATAAGGGAATGAAATTTTCAGAGGAACACAGGGCGAAACAAAGCGCAGCAGCTATGAAGCGTTATAATGACCCCACTTGGCCCCCTAAAGAGAAACCAGCTCCATTTGTAGGATTAAGGCGACCACTTTCAAGCTACAAACAAAAAACTTCTGCCATTCAACGCAAAATGCGTCACAACATGAAAAGCCTTCTTTGGCAAAAACTTGTAAATCATAGTACAAATAAAAATGGTCACACTTTTGATTTGCTTGGTTATGGTGTAGATGATCTAATTAAACATTTAGAATTAAAGTTTCAACCAGGAATGTCATGGGATAATTATGGCGAAAATGGTTGGGAGATTGACCATATCATTCCTGATAGTTCATTTACTTATTCTTCTACAATAGATCAAGGGTTTAAAGATAGTTGGGCTTTAACTAATTTACAGCCACTCTGGTATTGGGATAATCGTTCTAAGGGAGATAAGTTATGCCTCAAGCGGTAAGCAGGAAGCAGTGGCGCATGATGCAAGCCGTGTTACATGGAAAGGGTTCAGATGGACATCCAAGAGGTCGTCCTCCAGCCAGTATTGCGTCCAAATATTCAGATCCTGGCGAAGATGCACCGGAGTCAAAGAACAATGATCGTGGTGGCAGTTGGACCGAACAGCACCATAAGAAACACAAAGAAAAAGAATCTAAGAAGAAACTAAAGAAGTCATTTGAAGAGTTCTACAAGAACCGCAACCACTTTGCTGCAACATTGGTTATGGATAATATGGGGAAGGTTCTTTTAGGTACTCACTGTAAGGGTGGTCTAGCCTTTCCCGGTGGACACGTAGAACCCAATGAATCTATTGAGGCTGCGGCACTTCGCGAGATGAATGAAGAGTGTGGAGCAACTGGGCGCCTAGCTGATAAAATTTGGACAGGCACAACAGAGGGTAATCAAGGTACGGTGTTTTTGGCAGAAATTGCCCACGGTGCTCCCAAGAATACAGAAGAAGTAAAGACCTGGAAATGGTACGAGATTGACCAGATTCCGTGGGAAAAACTGCGCGACTGCTGTGTAGCGCCGATGAAAGCCTTTATTCAGACTCGCTTTGGTAAGTCTATTAGAGGCATGGTAGCAATGGAGACACTGGAGAAGAACGTCATTCGTCAGCGAGGTGACGCTGTTCTTGAAGTAACTCACGGTGATGCCCTAAAGCTCGTTGGGACGGGATTGTTCCGCCACTTAAAGAAGCTGGTTGATGGCATGACCGATGAATCATTTAAAGAAATTGAGTTTGATACTTATAAAATCAGCCTTCGTAAGCACATGAATGACGTCTATTCAGGACGAGTGTCCGATGGTCATAAGGTTGTCTATCAGTGGACAAACAAGTCTCTTCCGGAAGTAACTGCCGCCCTGATGTCAGTGTTCGAGTGGTACCTTCCTGAAGACGCAGATGTTCTCGATATGGTCTCAGATAAGAACATATCTGATGACGCTATCTATGGCGGGTTACATAATCTAGTAGATAACTATAAGCGCCACAACCTTGGAGAGATATACCAAGAGATGGAGACCATTCGTGAGCAGATTCGCAATGGTGTGGCAGTAGATCTACAGCAGGTCGAAGCCAAGATTCTTAAACTGTTCGATCGTCTAGAAGAGACGACACATGAACTAGCTGGAGCTCATAACAAGCTTGCTCAAGCAGTTGGCAAGGACATGGATGAACTTGAAGCCAAATTGCGTGAACTGAAGGCCAAGATAGATGAAAAGGAAAGCGACCGTAAGTCTAAGAAGGTAGAAGCCTATTCATCCAATCCTGCTGATAGTAATAAAGTTCATGACAGGTTGTATTCGTACCTTACAAAGCCGCGAGTTGAGATTTCACCAAACGGGAAAATCACGATCTCTTTTGGAGATGATTGGGAAGACTTAGAACGCAGCAATTTTCTTGAAGATATGCGGGCGCGAGTAATTGCGAAAAAATAATGCTTAATGTCTTTTTTGAGCTCGATCGGCTACGTTCATATGTAATAAGCAAGGGCGTTGATGAGTGCATTGCTGACAAAATTGTATCTAAGGCTCACGCAGAGATCGATGCTCTAGTGAAGAGTCGCGGTGAGGCCGCAATTGACGAAGCGGTGTCAATTGGTGCTCAAAAAGAATCTGCTGACTTTATCAATGAACTACGTCTTGATGCTTTAAATTTTCAAGTGACAACTGAAAGTGGACAATTAGATTTTAGTGAACCACCAAAACCAATGTTGCCATTTTTACTCAAAAATGCTAAGCCTATAAAAGATGGAAGCGGCGTATATAAGGTAATACCTGTCGGTAAGCCGGGCAACAAACCTTCTTTTTCTAAGAACATCGTTGACGAGCAGCGTCGTATTTCAGCTGAAAGAATTGAAGCAGCGAGAGCCCAGGCCAAGGCTATAGCTCCAGCTGGATCTCAGATCTTCAGAACAGCAACCAGTAAGCAAGATCCGACTGCTCAATGGGTCAAACCAGCCCAAGATAAAGACTTTCGGCATAATATAGCCTCTATCAATCAAGATCTACGACAAAGCCTTGATGACTCTATACGTGATATCATTAATAATTATATGGAGCTCTACTAATGTCTTGGACTCTTCCCGAAGTCTCAATACGCAGAGTGATCGACGACAGTTTTAAGAAGCTGCGTGTCAATAAATCTGCCTTCTTAGACATCTTTGCTGATTTTGCGAAAGATGAACTATCTGAGGAGTATGGAGAAGCGTACATCGAACAGATCTGGGAATGGTTCTCCACCACCAAAATTCCTGTAATTCAGGCTTGGTCTTTTAATGCTCAGAGGATTCCTTGTATTTCGGTACACTTAGCTAATGAGCAGGAAGACGAGTCGAAGATCGCTTTTGATGACTTTGCGGGTAATTTTGATAACGTAAATGAGACTGGTACAGCTGCGTTCTCTGTCATGTTAGATATTGGAGTCCATGCTAATAAGGGTGGCGACCATGTCTTATGGCTCTACTACATCTTGGCCTATGTGCTATTTAAGCACAAGCCATCATTGGTTCGTCTAGGTCTAGAGATGGGTACCTTTAGCGCATCTGACTATAATAAAGATGCTGAAAAGCAAGGTAACAACGTTTGGACTCGCTGGGTTCGCTATCGTTGTATCACTCAGAATGATTGGGCGGCCGACGAATTACAAGAGCCAGACACAGTTAATGTTAATTTAAATGCTAGTAGAATAGGTGATATCGAAGGTATAGATGATATCGAGATCTAAGGAGATTTTATGACTGTTGATTTTAATGTGTGGTTCGCAATGCGAGAGAAGAAGATCCCGAGTCAACACCTACGAGAGATCATCTGGGCTGACTTTAAGGGTCAAGGTCTATCTAAGCATGAGTTGGTGTCTACTTATGACGCGGCTTTGGCCAAGTACGGCATCAAGCTGTAATTGTGTGGTTGTAAGTATCATTAATAGATGAAACAGGAATTTACTTGTACGGGTTGCGGTTCTAAGGTATTGAAATATCTTAGTCAATTGACTAGAACCGATATCGTATTTTGTACTTTAGCTTGTCGAAATAAGAATTTCTATAAAGTTACTGGCAATTCTCATCCGTCTAAGCAAACATATAGTCATATATGTATTAATTGTGGAAAAACTTTTACTACTTGCGGTTCGGATTTTAATCCTAAAAATAGGAAGTATTGTGGGCGTAAATGTCAAGCTACACGGCCCCGCAAACTTCATTCAGAGGAAACGAAGGCTAAACTTTCTAAAGCTGCCGCTCTACAGAATAAGAATTATAAGGGCAAACATATCTATAATGGCCCGAAAGGACTTATTTATATGAAAAGCTCTTGGGAAGTTAAATATGCCAATTGGCTCGATCAGCAACAAAAAGAATGGACTTATGAGCCTGAATTTATCTTAAGCAATAATTATACCTATCTACCAGACTTTCAGCTAAGCCATGGTGATATAATCGAAATCAAAGGATACATGAGACCAGATGCCGAGGTTAAATGGCATATGTTCGAAGTTGAGTATCCACAGATTAAAAAGAGTCTTCTTCGTAAAGAAGACTTGAAAAGATTAGGTATTATTTAACTTAAGGAGATTCACATTGGCTATTTCAATTTCATTTAATGGCAGCACAATTTTGCGTCCAGGCTCATATTCAAAGCGCCAAATCGATCTCGGCGGTGGTTTCCCTCTTAGTCCGACTGGGCTAATCGCCATCTTCGGAGAGGCAGTCGCAGGAACTCCTGGGTCAGCAGTACCTAACGTAGCAGACAACGTCTTCACTCCAGATCAACTTCCGGCGATTAAGCAACTCTACCGCGGCGGCCCAATTGTTGATGCTTGCAATTTCCTATTTGCGCCAGGCGCTGATGGAGCAATTCCAAGCGGTGCTCAAGCTGTCTACATCTATAAGACCAACGCGTCTGTGCAGGCAACGCTTGCCCTCGCAAATACCTGGGGAACGCTTACAGCGTTGGAGTTTGGCACTGGTGGCAACCGCCTCACATTCAACAATGCTCTAGTTCCAGCAACTTCTGCGACTGTAGCTTCAAGTGCTACGTTTGATCTTACGGGCGATGCTCTTGCCACCAAGACTTTGACCATTCAGATTCAGGGCACTGGCACTCAGAATACATTCACTGTTCCAGCTTCAACCACGACCCGTGCTCTTCTTCAGACGGCTCTTACGACTGGCGGCAACTGGTCTGGTGGCGTTCCTTCTGGACTAACTTTCACAGTAGGCGGTGCGTCTGAGGCAGCAGCTACTCTAACGATTACGCGTTCAGCTTCTAGCAATCCGCATCGCGAGGGTTTCGGTCGGAACTTCGAACTCCTATCGGGCAACTTGTTAGGCTCTGGTGCTGGCAAGATTAACATCTCAGCTGCCCAGGTTGTAGCAGCATCAGAGGATCAGACGATTCTCACTGTACAGAACACACGCGATCTCGTCACCGAGACCTCTACTGTCGGTGGAAACGTTGTTCTAAAGGTTGGTCGTCTCGGCGGCACCACACCTCAGGTCATCATCACAGCAACACAGATTAAACTGATGAACAACAGCATTGCTGAGTACACCCTCAATAAGGCCGATTTTGATACTGTTCAACAGGTGGCAGATTTTATTGCTGCAAGCACTAGCGGAAACTGGTTAGCAGTAGTTGGCAGCGTTCTCTTCGGTCAGATGTCACCTAGCATTCTTGATCAGGTATCTGGTGTCGGCGCATGGGCTTCAGCGCTTGATGCCTCGCATCTTCCTGCTCACATCAAGATGGATGCTCAAGAGGTTCGTGACTTCTTCGCGGCTTCGTCTAATGTCAGTCTAACGGCTGGTGCGAACGCAGTCTGCGGTCTACCTGACGCGGTTGCGACTACATATCTCGCAGGCGGTTCAGTAGGCGCAACAACCACAGCGTCCATCGTCAACGCGCTCACTGCGTTCCAGAAGGTTCGCGTAAACGCAGTTGTTCCGCTCTTCTCACGAGATTCCACTGTTGATATCTCGGATTCGCAGACGGATGCTACTTCGAGCTACACTATCTCTGGTATCCACCAGGCAGTCAAGACTCACTGTAGCCTAATGCGTACTACGAAGGCACGCAGCGAGCGTCAGGGCTACCTATCGCAGAAAGATACTTATCTAAACTGTAAGACAGCGGCTCAGACTCTTGCTGACGCA